GACTATGGTACCAAACCTTCATCTCCCCTGCAAAATATCATGTGACATAACGTCTTCTCGTTCACATCACATAACATATAAAACAACGCTTACATCATGCACTTGTCCCGACTTTGACAATGAAAAAGAGCCCTGCAAACACATGATAGCTCTTGCCCTCGCCGTAGGTGCACTCTTGCCCGCCCGGGACTGCAACATTGAGTTTAACGGTGCCGGACTATCGGATGAGGTAGATCATCTGAACGCCACCCGTCGCGCTCTGACTTCGGAAATAGAGCTTTTGAACAAACAACTTGAAAAAGCCAAAAACGATTTGAATGAGATAACAGAGAAAATAGCTTCTGCAAAAAAGGAGCATAACGCTGCGTTATCCTCTCTTGCACACGTCAAAGATCTTCTCAATCAAGTTGCAGATAGAGATCAAGTGCTGATTAAAGACGATCTGATGAAAAAATATAACGAAAGATTTCCAGATGACCGTTTTGAAAGAGGGGTTGATATATCAAAAAACACATCTATGATCAAAGAGAAAATTATTAATTGTAACATAAAATGCAAAATGCCTTCTGCCAGCATTCCGAATAAGTATTATTACACAACACTGGAAAAATGCACATGCCAAAGCTATATATACAACAACAAAGAAGGTCTGCCCTGCAAGCACATGATAGCTCTTGCCATAGCAACAAAAGTAATACAACCAGCTAACACCGAAAGGAACACGTCATGCCCTACTGCCTCTACGTAAGAAAGTCCCGAGCCGATGCTGAAGCAGAAGCACGCGGGGAAGGCGAAACGCTCGCCCGCCACATTAACACCTTGCTTGACCTCGCACGTCGCCGACATTATGAGATAGGAACAATACACCGTGAGATAGTCTCGGGTGAGACTATAGCCGCACGCCCTATTATGCAGCAGCTTCTGTCCGAGGTAGAAGAAGGACTGTGGGAGGGCGTTCTCGTTATGGAAGTAGAGCGTCTCGCACGTGGAGACACGATAGATCAGGGTATTGTTGCGCAGACGTTTAAATATTCGAATACAAAGATCATAACGCCGATAAAGGACTATGATCCAAACGACGAATTTGACGAGGAGTATTTCGAGTTCGGGCTTTTTATGTCCCGGCGTGAGTACAAAACTATCAACCGCCGTTTGCAACGTGGTAGGATCGCATCCGCAAATGAAGGAAAATATGCGGGCAACATTGCGCCTTACGGATATGAAAGAGTAAAGCTTGAAAAAGAAAAAGGGTTTACGCTCCGTCCCATTGAAGAAGAGGCAAAAGCTGTTCAGATGATGTTTGATTTATACGTCAACGGAGAAAAGCAAAGCGACGGTTCTGTGCGAACGCTCGGTGTAGTACTTATATCAAAAAAACTAAACGAGTTGAAGATACCACCGCGCAAAAACAAGTTGTGGACCGGATCCACCATCAGAGACATACTATCTAACCCTGTATATATTGGAAAAATACGTTGGAATTGTCGCAAATCCGAAAAGAAAATGATAGACGGCAAGATATCTGTCACACGTCCTAAATCGGATCCGAGCACGTGGATTCTTACTGACGGACTCCATCCTGCAATAATAGACGAAGATCTGTTCTCTGCCGCACAACAAATAACACAAAGCAATAAAATGCTTCCGATGCCTCCCGACAAAACCGTGCAAAATCCTCTTGCCGGGCTTGTTGAATGCGGAAAGTGCGGACGCCAGATGGTACGACGTTCTTACCCAAACGGATCCCCTGACTCATTGATGTGCCCATATTCCACCTGTTCAAATGTCAGTTCCACTCTGTCAACTGTAGAAAAACATGTCCTGAACTTCTTACAACAGTGGGTAGATGAATACAAATTGCAATGGAAAGAGGAAAAGAAAATCAGAAATATAAAAGGACTGTTTGATGCCAAGTCCAAAGCTATAACAAAACTCGATGAAGAAATTGCTCTTTTACATAAGCAGCTCGATAATGTTTACGATCTTCTTGAGCAGGGCGTATATGATACAACCATCTTCTCTCAGAGAAGCGGAGCTCTCAAAGAGCGCATAAAATCCTCGGAAGAAGAAAAATGCAAACTTCAAACAGAACTTGAAAAAGAAAAAAAACGCGAGGAAGAAAGAAAAACAATAATCCCCAAAGTAGAACACCTCCTCTCTGTGTACGATACGCTCCCCACTCCGAAAGCTAAAAACGATATTCTAAAAGAAGTTGTGGAAAAAATCGTGTATACAAAAGAGCAAAAAGCAAAAAAAGTAAAACAACCGAGAAAAAGCCGATCAAAGAAGGCGGCAAACGAAGAAAGAAAAACAGAATGGATAGTCTCACCCGACGATTTTGAACTTGTTGTATTCCCTGCCCTCCCCACCGAAAAACTTTAAAATCGGTATTTTTGCAATATTATCCTGCGATTTTTGATCTTTTTGTTCATTTTTCGTTTGTATTTTATTTTTTTTGTTAAAAAAACCGTAAAAACTATTGCAATTCGCAAAGCCTGTGTGTTATACTCGCCTTGTTATCGTCACTATTGAGGGCATCGGTCAACTTATAGATATCATGCGTGTGCAGAAGAGCTTGCACACATCGAAATGGTAAGTGCGATAATTTATCAGCTTACCCGAAACCTCAGCGAAGAGGAGATAAAAAAGAGCGTATTTGCTCCCTACTTTGTAGACCATACGACAGGTGTATACCCTGTCGCCGCTTCCGGCACACCGTTCGATATGAAGTACGTTGGTGTCAAGGGAGACATTTTGGCGGATCTTCATGAGGACCTTGCGGCAGATGGTACGACTGCGTAAGAACAACTTACAGTCTAAACCGATAGGACAAGCCATTTCTAAAACATAATATCGTACTATTAAGACGTTCAGCAATGAGCGTCTTTTTTCATACCCTCTGTTACGCAATAAGGGCATATAAAGCCTTGATTTATGCGGTTTTGCGGGCGCATTTCTGACGCGGTAAAGGATTTATACTTACCCCCTCAAAATCGCGTTTCTACTGCGTAACAAGACCACAGCAAAGGAGTGATGAAGCAATGGCAGTTTTCCGCGTGGAACGCAACACGGGATATACCGTAATGAGTAACCACCACCTACGCAACAAGGAATTGACCCTAAAGGCAAAGGGGCTGTTATCGCAAATGCTATCCTTGCCGGAGGATTGGGACTACACCCTTGCGGGGCTGTCCTACATCAACCGGGAAAGTATCGACGCTATCCGCACCGCCGTATGGGAGCTTGAAAAAGCCGGATATATTACAAGGCGGCAGGGACGCGACGAGAAAGGCAAAATGACAGCCATTGAGTACACCATTTATGAGCAGCCACAATTACCGCCGCCATTGGATAACCCGGTATTGGAAAATCCAACAGCGGGCAAGCCGATATTGGAAAATCCGACAACGGATAATCCGACGTCGGAAAATCCAACGCAAATAAATAAAGATATATCAAAGACTGACTTATCAAAAAAAGAAAAATCAAATACGGATTTATCAAGTACCCATTCCATTCCTATCCATTCCCTAAATCCCTTGCCTTACGGTGAGGACGCGGCAGAGCCGCCGGAAAGGAAGCGAAAGGAAACGAGCGACGCATACAGAGTGTATGAGGAAATTATCAAGGACAATATTGACTATGACATTCTCATGGAGGGCGACCGTACCGACCGGGAACGTCTGGACGAAATCGTTGACCTTATCCTTGAAACCGTCTGCACCGCAAGAAAAACTATCCGTATCGCCGGGGACGATTACCCGGCAGAGCTTGTAAAGGCAAAGTTTATGAAGCTCAACAGCAGCCACATTGAATTTGTCATGGACTGTATGCGGGAGAACACCACCAAAATCCGCAACATCAAGCAGTACCTACGGGCGGTGCTTTTCAATGCCCCGTCCACCATTGACAACTACTATACCGCCCTTGTCGCGCATGACATGGCAAGCGGCAAAATCTAAAGGAGGACTTTTCTATGGCACAGAGAACAGGCGCATTGATTTTTGACGAACATACCGACCGCTATGATATTCGTTTTGACATTGCCGACTATTACGGCGGGCTGCATTGCGGCGAGTGCATGGACGTATTTATTGGCGGCAAATGGAAGCCTACCCGCATTGAGTACGGCGATAATTGGTATCTTGT